CTCAGATTCTTGCCGAACTGACCCTCGAAGTTCGTAACGAGAAAGCACACGGCGGTATCTTTGACATCAAAGCAGCGTAACTTGTGATAGAATCGGCGGTGGGTAATTCCCACCGTCGGTTTTGTGGGGTAAATATGCAAAAGTTGGGCGAAGAAGTAACGATAGAGGGAAAGCGGACGTGGTTTTCGGACGGAGATGGCGGGCTTGTCATCAGGGACGAACAAAACGTCGCACCAATCCTAGAGGCTAACAAGGCTTCTTATAACCAGATAGACGAACGCGCCCGGTGGGGTGATGGTGCGCGGGTAGCGGAGATTCCCAATTCGGTCATCGCAGACCTGAATGTTAAGGGGATTATGAGGGGGTTCGCTGTGGTAGACCAGAAACGCATGAAGGCTTTTCTAAATGACCCGGCAAACCGTTTTTTACGGACAAGACCGGGGAGGATTTAGTGGGCAAGGTTCACGATAAGATTAAGCAAAAGCAGCAGAAAGCACCGTGGGAAGATAAGAAAGTCGCCATTTGTATCCCTTCTCGTGGAGAGATGGAGATAGGAACGGCGTTTGACTTGGCGGTGTTATGTGCCTACGACGCAAGAAACAGGGCTGGACACCAGGCGGTTTACACGGTTGCCGGAACCCTGATATTTGACCAGCGCGAGAAGCTGGCGGCAGAAGCCATAAAAGAGGGTGCGGACTACATTCTGTGGATAGACGCAGACATGAGGTTCCCGAAGAACACGATTGAGATACTGTTAGCGCACGATAAGCCCATCGTTGGGGTGAACGCTACAACGAGAACCTCGCCGGTCAGACCTACGGCAAAGAACCTAGAGATTGACTTTGAGAAGAAAGAGAATCATTGGATTCCAATCGTCTCTAAAGACAAGACCCACCTAGAGTGCGTGACCGCGATTGGTTGCGGGGTGATGATGGTCAAGCGGGAGGTGTTTGAGAACACTCCTAGACCGTGGTTCTGGTTCGAGAAGATACCTGGCGACAAGTTGCTAGGCGAGGATGTGTACTTCTGCATCAAGGCAAAAGACGCAGGATTCGATACTTATTTAGACCACCACCTGTCCAACGCAATTGGGCACGTTGGGTCTTACACTTATTCATGGAACGACTACAATGGCCCTAGCGACTTTCAGCGACCTCCAGACATCGGTAGCGAACTACCTCGGACGGAGTGACCTTACCAGCCAGATTCCCGACTTTATCAGCCTAGCGGAGTTGCGCCTATCCCGCGACATTCGTACCCGCAGGATGCTGAAAACGGCCACGGCAAATATGACCGTAGGCGACCCGACGGTAGGACTGCCAAGCGACTTTCTGTCCATCCGTGACGTGTTTATCCAAGGACTTCCGAGAACGGTAGTCACCTACAACTCCCCAAGCATTTTCTCTAGCAACGCCCGCGCAGACCAGATTGGACTGCCGGTGTTCTACACCATGCGGGGCAACGAGTTAGAGTTTGCGCCTAAGCCCGATAGTGCCTACGTCTTGCAGATGCTTTACTACTTCAAGCCCGCAGAACTATCGTCAGGCAATACGAGCAACGAGTTCTTGGCTAACTACCCAGACGCGCTGCTCTACGCCTCCCTCCTAGAGGCAGAGCCGTACCTTATGAACGACCCGCGTACACAAACGTGGTCGAGTCTCTACAACCAAGCAATTGCACGAATCAACACCTCCGACGAGGAGAGTGAGTTTTCTGGTGTTCCCTTAGTTATGACCGTTACAACGAGGTAATCAAATGGCAGAATTTAGCGATTATTTAGAGAACAAAGTCCTAGACCACGTTCTCCGCAATGTTTCTTATAGCTCACCCACGACGGTATACGTCGGTCTCTACACAACAGACCCAACGGACGCTGGTTCGGGTACGGAAGTAACTGGTGGCTCCTATGCCCGCCAAGTCCTCTCTGTGACCACAGCTTCTGCTGGAATCGTTACCTCTAGCGCGGACATCAACTTCCCGCAGGCAACGGCTTCGTGGGGTTCCGTGGGCTACCTTGGAATCTTGGACGCTTTGTCTAGCGGCAACCTGCTCATGCACACAGCCTTGACGACTGCTAAGACAATCGACACGGGCGACATTCTCAAGATTTCTAGCGGCAACCTCACGGTAACGCTTGACTAATGGCTTTCGTCCTTAAAGACCGCGTAAAGGAAACCTCAACCACGACGGGTACGGGGACAATTACGCTGGCCGGTGCTTCCCCAAACTATCAGGGGTTCTCCACCATTGGAGACGGCAACACCACGTTTTACGCTATCGTAATTGGTTCTGAGTGGGAAAATGGTATTGGGACGTACACCTCGTCTGGGTCAACATTGTCCCGCGACACCGTGTTGTCATCGTCCAACAGCGGGAACAAGGTCAATTTCTCTGCCGGAACAAAAGATGTGTTCATTAACTACCCAGCGGGCCGCGCAGCCGCATACGACACTCCTAGTCAGTCAACAGGTGCTTTCCACCTTCCGGTAGGAACGACAGCGGAACGTCCCACAGGCGCAACAGGGATGTTTCGGATGAACTCTACGACAGGCGAACCGGAGTGGTACGACACGCTTTCTACTGCCTGGGTTGGTTCTATCGGCGCTGTTCAAGCCACCGCCAAAGCATATAACTGGAACGGCTCATCAAGCAATACGGTACTTGATTTTACTGGGATACCTAGTTGGGCTAAAAGAATCACGGTTATGTTTAGTGGGCTTAGTCTTAGCAGCACAGCAGATATTTTGGTTCAACTTGGAGACGCTGGAGGTTTTGAAACCACCGGCTATGTATCATCTGGCTCCGCAACTGGAACAGGCGCAGCCATTTCTAACTCTACTGTTGGCATGATAATTCGTTCTGCCGCTGCCGCATCTATTACAAGCGGAATTATGACAATACAAAACCTAACCGGAAATTCGTGGGTAGCAAGTTACTCAGGAAAACAATCTTCAACTTCTTCTTCTTATGGCGGCGGGGATAAAACCCTATCCGACACCTTAACTCAGGTTCGTATTACAACAACCAGTACCGATACATTTGATGCCGGAACTGTCAACATAATGTATGAGTAGGACTAGATAATGTTTGGATATGCGCCGCTAGGCTCGGAGGTAATTGGCGCTGCCTTCCCTGTGGCGGGCGACCCAGATTGCGGGCCGTTTACGCTAGAGCAGCTAGATATGTTTGGCAACATAGACACCCTAGCGTTTCCGCTAGACGACATCATTTGGACTCTTGGTGACACCTGTATCCTGTACGGAAATGGCGACGTAATCGCGGCGGGAACGGTAGATTCTTCTGCAATCCGAAACAGAGTTGTTGCCGGTAATGTCTCTGGTGTTGGGACGGTAGTGTCATCTTCAAACGTCACTAGAAATGTTGTTGGTGCAATATCTGGTGTTGGGACGGTATCTGCTTCCGCAACGCCAATTCGCACAGTTGTAGGCTCCATATTCGGCATAGGAACGGTTGTTTCTAACGCAGACCGCCTTGTAACAGCCGCAGGAAGCATTATCGCCAACGGGCAGGTATCAGCCTCTAGCACACAGATATATACGGTTTCTGGGGCAATTTCAGCGGCTGGTTTTGTAAGCGCCGCAGCCGTAAGGATTAAAGACTGCCTTGCCGTTGTAACCGCCTCCGGTAGTGTGGTGGCAGACGCAATCAGATTGCGGGTGGTTAACGGAACGATTGTTGCGGAAGGGTTCCTTTCTGCCAGCATAGGATTTGAGCTAGATTCAGAGGCAAACATTGTTGCTACCGGCAGTCTATCAGCCGTAGCAAACAGCATTGCAAGCGCAGTTGCAAGCGTATCCTCAAGCGGTACGGTTGTCTGCACTCTTTACAAATTTGGCGAGGAGTGGGTTTTAGTAGCCGACCAGCCGAACACATGGACTGCGGCCAACTTCCAAAGCGACACATGGACACAGGCATCGGTTAGTACGGACTCATGGACACCCAATACCCTACAAAACGACACTTGGACACAACAATCTTCGGGAAGTAACACATGGCAATAACAAGAGTTACCTTTGGAGAGTGGCTACCTGACCAGCCTGGGGTTATCGGTGCGCTGACCACGGCCAAGAACTGCTTTCCTAAAGCCGTTGGCTACGGGCCGTTTCCGAACGAGGAAGATTACTCGGACGCAGCCGCCCAAGACCTGACTAACGTGGTGGCCGCGAGGGACATCAACGGAGATACTAGGGTATTTGCCTCAGGAACAACCAAGTTATTTAGACTCGACTCAACCGATTTTAGCCTTGACGACATTTCTGCCACGACCTACACGGGCGCGACAATGTGGAAGTTCACGCAGTTTGGCAACA